GCCATCAGGTTTGGCATTGCTCTGCGGACGAGTTGAATGAGGATTGGATCGTAACCCGAGACATTGGAAGCAAGCGAGTTTGGTGTGGCTTCCATAAGGTTCTGTCTACGGCTATCAACTTCTTGGTTCTCCAAGAGTTGAGCAATCGTCGCTCGCTTGTGAGAGTCGGTGATGGCAGGCATATCTGCGTGATCGAGGACGGGCTTCCACTTGCGGATAGCAGCCTCTGTGAGAATTTGTTCGGACATTTCTAAATACTCCTTGTTTTTCTAGTCTATCGACTATATTAGTTATTCTTCGTCATGGAACGCATATATGCTTCCATGAGCGGGGATGACGATACTTCTGACGCATCTTCGAAGGATTCTTCAATACCTTCATCCGATGATGTTTCTGATTTATTTGAAGTGCTACCGATTGTGCTGATATTCTCTCTGAGAACTTCAAGTTTCTCGGCAAACTCTTCGACGCTTTCGAAATCCATATTCTCTGCAAGTCTGCGAAGTTTCTGAATTTCGGTGTCGGTAAGACCTTCTGCAATCTCAAGGAAGAGAATCTCGCAACGGAGTTGCTCGTTTTCTTCGTTGAGTTTGATATTGGTTTCGACCTGATGACCAACTTCATCTTCGAGTTTTTCGTTTTCTTCAACAGCAGATTCGAAGAGATCCAACTTGTCTTCTGGAACTTCAATATATGATTCTTGGAAGAGGTTACGAAGATTTGAGATGAAACTCTCGGTGACTTCGGTGCGAAGACCATTCTCAACTGCGAGTTTGTTCTCCTGCATCCATTCTTCCACGACATAGTTGAGATATTCGTCTACACGACCAACAAGTTCTTCTGCAACAGAAGTAGAATGTTCTTCAAGAAGTGCTTCGTATTCCCCTTGGAGTTCTTCTTCAATAGCATGGACTCGTTCGGCAAGATGCGCTTCGAAGAGAGTAGCAGCCTGTTCCTTGAACTCTTCTGAGAGTTCTTGACCAGAAAAGATACTTTCAAAATCTTCGGCGGTTGCCTTTGCATCAGATGCCTTTGGAGAGATGCTCGCCTTGTTCTTGGCAGAAGAAACAGAGGTTGGCTTGGCGAACTTCGAACCCTTTACGGTTGGCGAATCGTCATCCTCACCATTGGCAGTTACGACATCAGCGGATTCTTTCATAGCACCTTTTTTCTTTAGGAATGCAGGGAACTTCTTCTTTCCCTTTGGTTCTTCTTCTTCTTCTTCATCATCGTCTTCGTCTTCGTCTTCGTCATCGTCTTCATCGTCTTCGGAGTCACAATGCTTTTCTAAAAGAGTTTCGTCGGAATCGTCGGTATCGACATCTTCCACTTCTTCTGTGTTTGATGTGAAGGCTTCTCCCAACACAACCTTCTTGATGATATCTTCGATGTTTTCGTATGCCATTACTGCTATCTCCTTTAGAATATGTAGACGATTTAAAGTCTTGAGATGAAGTCTGCAAACATTTTTATTGCTTGCTCTTCCAAATTTCGTGATGATGTTTTTTCGATGAGTTTCTTATACGCTTCAATCTGAACAGGTTTGATGATACCGTTATCCCAAATCCATTCCTTACCTTCCATGATTCCGTCAACGAATGCGTTTGGAGCAGATGGATCGGCAACTACATCAACCGATGCCAACATAAAATCCTCTTGAACAACATTCACGCCGTCTTGTTCTTTTAGCGAACCCATGCCTCTAGAAGAAACGCCAAGTTTGGCTCCTTCGTCCATGAGATTCTTTACAATCTTTCCATATGGAGTATCTAGTATCTTTGCACGACCATAGACATCGTTGCCATCTTGCTTCAGATCCTTGATGATGTGTGAAACTCTTTCAAGGTTCAAAGTTGGACCTTCAGGATGACCGAGTTCTCCCATTGCACGATTTTGTGCAACATAGTCTCGGTTGTATCGTTCAATCTCTTTCGACATTGTAGCGAGAGGATACAAACGACCATTGCGATTCTTTGTCTCGCTCTGCATGAACACACCTTCAATGAAATAATTCTTCGTCCCGTTCTTTTCTTCGGTGAGAAGTTTTACTCCAAGTGTTGTTTCGGTGATTAGTTTCATTACTTTATTACCTTGCCACTCCTACCGAAGGTCTTCTTGGATGCTGCTTCTCTGCTGTCTTTTGCAACGAGTGTAGTGTAATCCCTCTCAAGTCTTTTGCCCTTTTTCAAGGCAGCAGGACTCTTGGCTTTGCCTTTTTTCCACAAACCCCGTTTATTATCAGGATCCATAAACTTCCCCGCCGCAAGGTCAGCCTTGTCGATCCTATTCCCCATCTCTCTTACACGGGCATCTGTCTGGAAATCCTCTTCAACTTGTGCGCCTGCTGGTCTGCCCTTGCCTAGTTTTACTCTGTAAGGATTGGCTTTACGAGCCTTTTCGTGATCTTCTTTAGAAGCACCTGCGGGGACTCCTTTTCCTTCTTCAACTTGTTCGGTAGGTGCGTTGAAGACAGACGAAGCAACACCCATACGAGCATCATCCATTGCAAGTGCAGTCTTTGCATAGAGGGATTGGAACACCAAGTCCTTTGCTTCTGAAAATTTCTTAGTAACGAGTGCCTTTACGATATCTTTGCTCATACGATCTCCTTTATGGGTATAGTGCTATTTATTTAGATTTCTCTGTTGCTTCACACTATGCGTCTTATTTCTTTTTGTTTGGAGGAGTAGTAACTTCCCCAACACTAAGGGCTGCTTCGATGTCTGCTTCCGATGTCTCGCCTGTTTCTTCTGTTCCACCCTCTGCACCTGTAGGTGCAGCAGAAGGCGGGGCATTGGGATCTTGAACTGCGGCAGGGTCTACAATAACCCCAATTTTCATTTCTTTCTGTATTTGTGCGTCGATCTCGTCAATATCTTCATCTGTCTGACGAAGAATGTTCTTTCGCACCCATCGTCTAGAGTAGTATTTACCGATGAAATCTTCTGATTGAGTAGCCGACAACAGGCGAGTGTTCAACACCTCATTTTCCTTCAACTCGATGAAGTGTGAGTCCTTCTTGAACTGAAATATGAGATCACCTTCGATTTGACTCCATTCGTCTTCTCGAATGATGCCCTTGAGTACCAACTGAACTCGTAGGAGTTCCAAGAACAACTCGCTGAACTTCATACGAAGCCGCTCAATGAACTTGAAGAACTTGACTTCGTCTCTTGAGATTTCAGAGGATCTGCCTAGATTAAAGCCACTCGACTCCTCTAAACGAGAGACAGGCACATTCAAGGATTGATATAACTTCTTTTGGAAATACTTAACATCTTCCATTTCGCCAAGGTTTTGACCGCCTGGAATAGTAGTAATTTCCGTGCCTTTGCCGCCTTCTCGACGGGGCATCCAATAGTCTTCAAGCATAGACATATGTTTGCGTTGATCGGCAATTTCACCCGTGACTGGATCGTAGGTGAGTTTAGTACGAAATCGACGCATCAGACCTGCCACATACTCTTCGGCTTTTTGCTTTGGAAGATTACCAACATCCACATAAAAAATGCGGCGTTCGGGAGCACGGGTGATGCGATAAATTACAACGGCATCTTCAATCATTCTCAACTGATTGAGTGACTTGATAGCCTTGTGAAGATATCCAACAATCTTTTTTCTTTGTGAGTCGTAGAGTCCTGAGTGAACAAAGCAGATTGCATCAGGAGAGATCTTCAACCCTTCCATAGAAGCCGCTATCGGGCTAGGATCTTGCTCGTTATAGATGTAAAACTCTTCGACAGAGGTAACCATACGCACATTCGAAATGGTTTTGTCCGCAATGGGCTTCTTGTTGATCTTGCGAATCTTGCGGATTTTTGTAGGATCAATGGGGCGAAGTTCGACTATGCCCTTCTTCTTGTTCTTCTCGTCTACAATGATATGGTAGTACAATCGACTATCAATATACCACTTTCTGAAGGTTTCGAAACCTCGACGGGAAGTGTGAAGAAGGCGAAGAACTTCTGCGAACTCTTCTTCGATCTTATCCTTGATAGGCTTGGATAGTTTGACTTTCGCAACATCAATCTTTACAATGTCGTGCGATTCGTCATACACAATCGCTTCGTTGCAGATGTCTGCAATAGCGGATTCTGCTTCGGGCTGTAGAGACATTTCTCTGTATTTTTGAATCAGTTCAATGTCGCTTTTGATAGCACCATCGAAATCTACTGATGCGCCGTAATACCCACCAGCCTCAATGGGAACAGCACCATCCTCATGTTCAGGAGCAACGAAAGAAACAATCTTCCTCTCATTATCTCCATCAGAAGGATCTTTGCCAGGTTGACGACCGATCACTAAACCGAAAAGGTTGATAGCCATAAATGTAAAGTCCAATCAATAAGAGAAGATCAGAATCCTGTGCCTAAGTTGATTCCTAGCGACGAAAGAAGCGAGTTGATATTCGATGAACCTGTAGCAGCAACGGCTCCGCCTGGTGCTGCATCCCAATATGAATAGTTGATTGTTACAGGAAACTCAGCAATCTGATCGGTGTTTTCAAAGGAAAGATCAATGGCTCCAATTTCAGAGGGGAAACATCCAATAAAATTGTAGGTGCGAAGCGCATCGCCATTGCGATAAAGTTGAGTCACACTCCAAGTAGGCATGAACTGCATGAACTCGTTTGGACCAACATTACCAATATGGGAGTTGAATCTAGCACTCCAATGCTCAAATGCGGCACGCAATTGCATATTCGCATCCGAGATAATGGTGATAGACCAATCTTGGAAAGTTCTGTCTCCAGGAATCTTGATTTTTCTTCCACGATATGGAATTTCAATCGTACCAAGAGAAGAAGCAGGAATCTGTGCAGCCTTACACAAGAACGAGATGGCTTTATTGTTCTGATACTCAGGAATGTTTCCTGTGACCAAGAAGAGATTCGAACGAACGCCACCACCCGCCATTGCGTTAGTGAAGTCCGAAATATTGTTTGATGGATCTACTGGCATTTGTGTACACTACTCCTTTGTAGTTATGTAGTCTACTAAGACTTAGGCTCCGGCAACTTCTGAGAAACTGACACCTGTTCGTGTGGCGATAAAGTTCAACTGAATGAAGTTGATGGAACGAGTTGGCTTGACAAAGATGTCTGCCACGAATTCGTTTCTATCAATGACTTCTCCTGTATTGTTGCTATCGTCGCACACAACCAAGAAGTCTGTGATACCTCTTCGAGCCTGAACAGTCTTCAAGAACGGAACAATGAGATTCTTGAACTGTGCTCGGGTGAAGGCATCGTTTTGCTCAAACAAGAAGAACTTGGAAGCAGTTGCGATTGCCTTTTCAAGCACAATGAAGAGTCTGCGGACATTGATTCGGTCGAACGCCGAAGGTCGTGTCTGCATTGTTTTGTCTCCGAAGAGGATTGTGCCTTCGCCTGGGAACGACACGACAGGATTGATTTGGCGAGTGTAGAGTTCGTCTCTGTGTCCTTCGGATGTTGGATTGTATGCCAACTTCACGACATTCTTGATCTGTCCTCTATTGAATCCTGCTGGACTGAACCATGCTTCGTTTGTGAACTCTGTGCGAGCCACAAGACCTGCGATGTCAGGATTGAGTGGCATTGTGCGAACAACATTGTTGTAGGTATCGAGTTGATACTTCCAACCACTATCCAACACAGCATAGGAACTGTTGATGTTTAGTGAGGTGTCTCGGAATGTCTTGATTGCACTCAAGGCTTCATACGGAAGTCTGTTTACAACATCCGCTGATCCTGGTGAAGCAAACGCCATGCAGTCCTTGCGTGGTTCACAGATATTCTGAATGACGAGAGAACAAAGTGTTGCGTTTGCATCTCCGAGAGGCAGAAGAGAAACATCGACTTGATCAGGATCTGCAAACTTCGACCATCCGTTTGAGTAACGGATAGAGACATCAGGAGCAACAGTAGATGCTCCTGTTAGA